CGTTGGCAGAGCCAAACTGTATCTGTGCCACGTCAAAGGCAGTCATGCCGTGCTGCTGGGCTATCTTGAGGTCAGTTCCAATCCGATCCAGTTGCTGCGCGTGTTCATCCGACCTTCTGCCTTCAGCTAATTCAACTTGTGCCAGTTGTATTTCGTTCTGAGCGGCCTGCTGCTGCTGTGCTGTCTGAGCAGACTGGAATGCAGTCTGTGCATTCTGAAGCTGTATCTTCAGCGACTCCATATGAGCCTCATGCTGAGTACTGTTGGTTTCTTTTTGCAGGGCGAGGTCTGCCTTGTACCTTCCCAGATCGATCTTCATCGTCGTAGCCATCTGGAAATTCTGGGCATCAATACGTTTCAGTACCTCGTCACGGTGTGCAGTTGCCTCGGTTGCCCGTGTGTTTGCTTCCGTTATTCGCGCACTTGCATCCTTAGCATCACTGCTTACCTGTGCGCTCGCATATGCTTCTGCCACCGCTATTGCTGAAGTGCCAGCCGCATCGGCAATGTATTGCTGCCACTCCTTCTCAAGCCCGGCTTCCGCTAAGGCATTGCGAGACACCATCGTGTTTACGTTACTCTGGGAAATCCTGTTATTTTTGGCGATTAACGCTTCCGCATCTGAGCGAATCTGGGTAATGTTTTCTGCCGACGTATTGGCTGCACTGGCTATTGCAAGGTTAATCTGCCTGTTATTAGCAGCTATATCTACTTCTACGCTCGCTATCGCTTCATCAGACCTTCTCTGTTCCTGTGCCGAAAATGCGTGCAACTGCAACTGGTAGACATCAACCATTCTTGCCGTCGCAGGATCTAGCTCGTAGCCAGTGATATTCCCAGCTTCATCCCTGAGCGTAACGGTTTTATTCTTTAACAGCTTTTCTGAAAACACTGGCATTTCAAAGCCAGGTCTTGGACTTACGCTGCCATCAGGGTTAATAACAAGCCCTCCTAACATCTCATCTCGGACTCTTGTCAACTCATCCCCGCTTACATTGTCATTTGCCGCATAGTATTTATCAGCTTCTTCGCTGATCGCAATGTAAGTGTTTCTAGCTGCCTCAGCAGTATTGTCGATTTCCCGTTCGGGAGGAGGGAGAGGCGTAAAGCCATACTGTCCAACATCTTCAAACGCCTGCGTGTCCTGGGGCTGTGCTACCGGCAAGTTAAACGTGCCCCCCTCTCTACCAGCGACGGCCATAGTTGGCGGGGCACCCCAGGCGGGATCTAGCTGTCCTTCCTGATAGGTAGGTGCTGGCTCCGCACTTCCCCAGAAGGGTGCTTGCACTGCCCCGATTTTTGGCGTGACGAATGGTTCGGGTAAACCGGTAATCGAACTGATCGCTGGAGTAGCACCTCCCCACACCCCCTCGGAGCCACCAAATTCAGTCATAGGATTAAATGGGGTGTACATCTGGTTGGGGTCGATAGAAGCGCCTGTCAGTGCCGCATCGCTCGATGCCTGCCTGGCAGCCGTTCCTCCCTGCATCGAAGGCTCGTATCCCAGAAGATCCATATACAGGTTTGCGATACCCATTCTTGGTGCGTCAGGGTCTTTTCGCCCGTAGACAGGTTTGCCCCTTACCCCCGGCATAGGCTCGCCCGGAGTGTAATAGCCTCCACTGCCCCAACCAGATAACGTGGCTGGGTCGCTCCACGTCCCCGGACTGGTAGTAGCCCAGTTTCGGGGATCATCTCTTCCGAAGACCCCTGCCTGCTGACGCTTGAAGTTGTACAACGGCATCTCTTGAGCGGAAGGGAAAATAGCTTCAAATGGCTTTCCTCCGCCCTCGCGCCTTCCATATGCTTCCTGCATATGTGCAACAGCATCGCCCCTGCTTCCAGCTTCAATGGCAACATTGTCCACCGCAAAGCCTTCCGGGCCTAGAACTCTAAAAAAATACTCTGGCATAACTAGCCTCCGAACGGGTTAAAGATTTCTTTTGGCCTGCGGGTACGACGTTCTGGGATTGACGGTATCTCCTGCCTGCCCAGTTTCGCTTTCACGTTCTTGAGGATGCGTTGAGCCTCCTCGTCAAAAACAACAAAGGCGTGATCGATATCTGTCTGCGGCTTCTTATCTGCCATCTAACGCCTCAATCCTACGGGTATATCTGATGTTGGAACCCTGCGCGGCCCTGTGCGTGCCGGGGAGGTGATCTGGCGCGCTACAAGATCGGCCTCACGGGTGCTACCGGGTATCACCGGCCTCGTATTCGTAAATGTCCGTGCGCGCTCATCACCCCGTGCAGGCTGGTTTGTGGTAGAGAAGTTGCCTGCATTGGGTAGCTGCGTTGCACCCTGAGTATTCATAATATTGGTGGCAATCTCGTCTATCTGTGCGGGGGAGCCTGTTCCGCCTGTCTGCGCCTCAAGTAGTTGCGAGAGTATTGGCACACGCTTTGCGGCCTCTGATTGCAGAATCTGCTGTACCGGCTCTGCGGCTATGAACTTCTCGGCGAGTATCTTGCCGCGTACCTCAAGTGCGTTGGTAACGCCTGCCTTCCTGAGAGCGGTGTCGTGGTCTACGAAGCCAAGCTGCCATAGCTGCGACCATGTGTTCAGCTTGCGCTCCTGGTCTTCGGGTGAAGTGGGGTTCAACTGTACGAAAGTAATGTAGTGGCCCTTGATATCTTTCGGGCCTATGGAGGCATCGATATTGCCTGCCTCGGTCTGTCCCCAGACGGTCACCCTGTCACGGATAATATATTCGACTATGCGCTGGATTATCTCGTCCCGACGCTGGAGTCCACGCTGTGCAGCTTCCACGGCAGGGCCGAAGTTAAGCGAAGCTATGCCCGCAAGGACTGCCGTTTCGTAACCGGACGCAGCGCCAGACGGCCTCTGCCCCCTGACGACGCTGGGCGCAGTATTCTGCTCGATAGCCCCCTCAAGCATCTGCTTTGCCGCCAGTATCGTTGGTGACGGTTCTGGAACCGCCCCTATCGAAACCTGTACGTTCTGCGGCAGGAAGTTCTTTGCGCCGGGCTTCGTGTCGTAGCGTGAGCGGTACTGTTCGGTAATTCCCGGCGGGCCTGTGAAGTCTCGTGTGGGCCATGCAGACCGCTGTACGATATCGAGATAGTGCGATGCGAGGCGGGACTCTGCCTGTAGCATCTCAAAGTTGCCATGTAGCATTCCACGATAGAGGTGTTCGGGCTTGTTACCGATTGTAGAAAGCCCTGTCTGGGGCCAGTACATCGTCCACGGTAGTACGCCGTAACCGTGTGATCTTGGCCTGAGTGCCCACTTGCGGTCTGCAAGGTATCCAACCTGTTCACGAGTCCATATCTCTATAAACTCCACCTTGCCGTTACCCGGCCCTTCCCAGCCGTCGAAGTGTGCTTTTACCCAGAAGGCATCTGTTTCATAGAAGTGCATCACCCAGCGGGGGTCGTCGCCGTTGTTTACGTCCCAGATCATCGTCTGCGGGTTAACGCCGCTTGTGATAAACGGGAAGTCAACATTGCGTTTCTTCAGCACTTCCTGTAGCTCGGTGCGGTACTCCTCTTCCGAGAAGTCCTCGTCATGCGGTATTTCGGGGAAGTCTGTCCAGCGGTTGGCTGCAAACTCTGTCTTTTCCCATGCAACACCGTAAAGGGCCATGTGTTGTGCTGTTACCCGGCGGGTAGGGCGGCGCTGTTCCAGCATGTGGTTTGCGCCTCTAAGGAATTTCTCCTGTCTTTCTGCGCGTGCCTGCCCGCGTGGGCCTGGGGCCGGGACTGTGATATCTACGAACTGTGGAGTTACGTGTGTGACCATCGAGTCGATTACCGACTGTGCGGTACCCAGCCTGACGGACGTTCCATTCTCGGTTACGGGAAATGAGAAGTCTCCAAGGTAATACTCGTCAGACCTGCGGCAGTTAGCCCAGAACCTCCTGAAGTTTTCACGGCCTTCTGTTAGCTGGTTCACAACCCATGTGAGCGAAAGGGTTGGCTCGCTGCCGTACTGCGCCCCCTCCATTGAGACTGCCGTCTCGGAGCGTGAGCCTACGCTATCGCTACGCTGCGCTATACCTGTGAGTGGTTCTCGCAGAGGTGTAAAACCGCCAACCATCGTGGGTGTGACCATTAGCCTTCTTCGCTTTGCTCAGACTTAAACTTCGCCTTCGGTGATTATATAGTCGGGCACATGAGCGTCATCTGACCCCGCCGATCTGCGGGAGGACTGTATCTCTTTGAGGATATCATCTATAAACCCGGAAGAGAGGGAGCTTGTCCCTTTTCCGTTCTGAAGCACCGGGATTCCACCTACAGGTTCGATGATTCTGTACTCCTCGCCCATCTCCCTTGCAGGCTCGCAGGCCATGAGCGCCAGTGTTTCTGCATCTACCCAGTCATCATGGCTACCGGAAGCAGTATAGAAGTGATGTCCCCGGTTA